GCACGAGCTGTATTAGTCATTGCCATTGAAGTTTTCCAGATTTGAGTACGTCCATAGTTTGTAGAGTATGGCTGATCTTTCCATGTTTCAGGATAACCAGATCCTTCTTCATGAGCAGTACCCATTACATAAGAACGTTTAGCTTCTAATGTATCTGCAACACTCATTGAACTAAGATCAGTATCATCTATTGCATTGCCTGCAGCTTGGTAAGCAGCAAGTTCTATATCTGCACCAGATGTTCCTTTGATTACTTTAGTTTTGCAAACAGCATATTCGCTAAGAGCAGAATCTAAATCTACCTCTAGGATCTTAACAACAAGGTAATCTTCTATAGCGCTAATTGCACCACTAGAAAATGTTGCTGTAGATGCACCATATGGTATTTTAACTAATTGCCCAGGCAAATAAAACTTTGGCTGAGTATCAGAAGCGCCAACCATAATATCCGTATTTGTATTTCCATATACAGTTTGAATATTACCCTTATTTTTATAGTCTGCGCCAAATGCAAAATAATAAATATCATTTGCAGCAACATTACCATCAGTTACAGTAGCGTCATTTGTTACTGAAGATGGCTTAGCTGTTCCATGTGCACAAACATATCCATAACGTTTATGCCATGAATCTCTTTTTTCGGTCCACTTAAATTGTGGATCATCTGTAGGCTTCTTGCCCACTTTACTTACGAATCTAAAAAACGGATCTTGCGGGATAGCTAACTCAGAGACACGATCTCCAAAGTTATACTTTCTACGCAGATCACCCGTTTTTAACGACGACGGATCACCTACACCACCGCCACTATCAAAATCAGGAGTTCCTAGATTCGATAACTGAAATAAATCTGCCATCAGTTATCTCCTTTCATCTATTAATTGAAGTTCGGAAAGGAGTTATTTAATTTTTCCTTTACCCGAACAGGTTGTCTACATTGCCATCAGATCCAAGAAGAGCATCAAATACATCATCTTCAAATGAGTTACTTGAATCTCCTTGACTGTTGACACCACTTGCGGTTGCAGGAATATTACGAGCATTTTGCATTTGGTTTAACATATCCTTCTTTGTAGATGTAGCTACATTAGTATTAACCGTATCACGATTAACTAAATAATGCACGTCATCTAACGTAAGTATATGCTTCTTAGCCTTTTCAACTAATTCTCCATACTGTTCTTCAGACATATTATGTCTTTGCTTGAACTCTGCTTCTTCACGCTTCTTAGATGCTACTTGCTGAGCTTGTACTGCTTGTTGCTTTTCTCTAGCAAGAACATCTCCTACACGATTCTGAACCATACCATCTACATAAGTTTGGAAAACTTTTGCAGAATCAGAGTCTGGATTTGCCATAGCTTCTTGCTCATCATATACAAAGTCCTCAGGTAATCCGAGTCTTTCTTGTACACTTTGAGCTGGCTTTCCACCATTTTCAAAATAGCCTCGTACATGTTGCACTAAACCGCTATCTTCTTTCATTGCATTAAGCACCGGTACAAATGGTTTTAAGTCTTTAAGCTCTCCAGCCATCTTTTGAGCTTCTCTAGACGAGTCCTTGTACCTTTTTTCCCAGTCCACATCATTACTTGTGTTGGTGCCTTCCGCTTGCGAGTGGGTTACCTGTTCAGGGCCACGTGCTGGAGGGGTTACCTCAGTGGTTTCGTTTGGGTTGTTATCTTGGATCATTCCATTAACAGAATTATCCATTTTATCAAAAAAGTCTTCAGAGGAGTCAAACATGCCTTCGGCAGATGAGTTACCTTCTACATTACTTTCTTTCATATACTCTCCTTAGTTTGTATTGCCTTGTAAATTAAGAAACTTCCTTAGTCTCTTGCAAATCTTTTTTATCTCGTTCTAACTGGTCTTTTTCTTCAGCTAATTTCATACCCTCAAGTGCAGCTTTAAATTGTAGAGATTTTTCCTGTTGCTCTCTATCCATCTTACCTTTTGCAGTGGCTTGGATTTCTTTAATAGTTGAGGCTCCTTTAACGGCTTCTTCTTTAAGCTTACCTTTAACCTCTTCTTTTTCTTTATTGATTTCAATAGCTGCTTGCATAACTTTGTTCTTGATTCCTGCTTGAACAAGTTGTCTTTCAAGAGTTTCAATAGTACCTTCTTTATCCTTCAGGCCTTCTTCCATGTTTTGAATCTGACCCTGCATCTGACTATACATACTCTTTCTCTTAGCAATCTTTTCTTTATTGCGAACATCTGTTTCTGATAATACTGCAATATCATCAACAACACCTAGTTGTAATAATTGCTTTAATTCATCTAGATATGCCCATCTATTAACTGGTAATGTAGATCCAGCAATAATACGTATATCAAATTTAGCTGCCGAATAATCTTTAAACTTACCAATAGCTTGGCCTAAGTCATTATACATTGGAATGTTTATCTCTTGCTCTTGCTCTCCTTGCAATGAACTTGGCTGTACTACTCTAAATACTTTATTAGCAGTATATAACGATTGAGAATATTGCATAACTAACATACCTAATTGTTTTAATGCAGGCTCTATAGAATTTTTCATCCATTGCTTAACTCTGCGAGTACCATACTCATCCATAGCTAACATGCCACGATAAGTATCATGCTGTGCAGAAGTATCTCCTTGCATTGCTCCATATATCCCAGCTAAATATTCCATATCTTGTTTACCTTCTTGGACTATACCAAAGAAAGCATTTGATAATGGAGCTGGCATAACAGGTGTTGGAGGAGTTGATCCAGGCCTAATTGGTAATAATGCCCCTGGAGAACTAGAATATTGTTCCCAATGATCAGTATCAATAGAACCTTCTTCATGCATCCATCTTAGTGAGGAGCCTAAGGAAGCATTATGCACCATGATTTGGTGAGCTTTATTTAGCTCCATTTGTTTGCCCATTAAAGGCGATACCGCAGAAATAGGATATGGAGTACCCGTCCATTTAAAGTGAAATGGGACTAATGGGAAGTCTGTAATCCTTTCTGGCAATACTCTGGTATATAAGCTTTTATCTCCTACAACAATAGTTTGCTTGATTCTATTTCCATAGAATTTAACAGCCTCCATTAAACTAGCTGCAAAAGTCTTTGACTTCATCATTGCTTTAAATTCTTTTTCAGAAACGATTACATTCTCTACCTTAGATTGCTCTGCAACTAATTGACTTTGAAATTCTTGTTGTGCAACTTGCAATTGTTGTTGCATCATCTTTTGAGCTTTTTCCATTTCCAATTCAAATCTAGCAGGAAGCATATCCCCTTTTTGAACAGCTTCTTGCATTTGTGCTTGCTGTTCCATTAAGCGAACTTCCATTTCTTTCTGCATCTCTTGTAACTTAACTTGAACCTGTTGGGCAATAGCTTCCAATACTTCTTTGTTAGGTGGAGTTCGATAGAATACATTCATGTAAGCTACACGAACCTTTTCATATAACTCATAAAAATCTACTAATTCTTCGTGCTCTCCTGTAGCAGGATCAACTGTATCAGATGAATCAATATCTTTATACGTAAAATCTTTTTGTAGATTATCTAACGACTTCTCTGTATAATAATCCTCGTGATCCTCATTAGCAGAAACCTTTTTGATCTTTGCTTTGTGATCAGGATATAATTTCATTAAGTGATTTTTTGGTAAAATCTTTTTAATCAATATATATGCTGCATCTTTAAACATCATATCTCTAGACTTAGGATCTACAAATACATCAAACGGTTCTGGATTTTGTATTACAACTTCACCCATACCATTGTCCTGGTCTTGATCAACAGATACCATTAGGTATCCAATTGACTTAGTAATACTATCATTAATTGCATTTGCATATAATGATGAACCATCAGAGTTATACCAAATAAAATCAGCCATATCAGAAAATACGGCCGCAACATCTATATCAGATCCTTCTGCGCCTACAGCTTGCCATCTAGGTTGTTGTGCTGTAGCATAAAAATTTAACATTTCTACAACAGGCATTATCCTGTTAATAGTAAATGTAGGCATCCCCTGTTCTTCTAATGCTATTCTCTCTTGATTGGAAAGTTGATTATCATTCGAGAAATCATATCCCTTTTGATTAACATATTCCCATTGTGATCTAGAATTTAATCTAGACTTATTAAATATATCCTTTACTCTCTGCGCAGTCTTATCTATCTTCGGCATCTTAGTATCCTTTTTTACGGTATTTAGGGGCTACTTTTTTGACAGCCTTTTGATATGCATCTTCTTTTTTCTTGCGAGTTTTATTTGGTCCGTATTTTGGCATTATAAGCTCCCCTCTAATTTTCGACCTTCGTCATTTCTCCTTGACGGGTGAGTCCAATCTGGCTGCTGCAATACTTTTGCAAGTCTATTCCAGTCTCCTGTAGTTTCTCCTACAACCAATGCATTGTAATATTTGGTATTATTCTGGCCTTGAGAAATAGTCCCCGCCTGATTACTACCTTGATAAGCTCCAGTATCATTATTAAATAATCCTCTTCCCTTTAAGATAAAATTTTCCCCCATATTCCAACCCATACTAAGCAGTGTTGTCTTTACTTGATCTGGCAACTCATCAAAAGTTCCATTAACCCCAGAGATATAAGTCTCATAATCTCTTTTTATCTTATCATGAACAAATTTAAATTTTGCATTATTTAATTCTTTGGTTTCCTTTGGGGTTAATATTACATTTCTTCTTTGGTCTTTGGTTCCCTTAAACCTTCGGTGTGTTACTGCATTATTAGCATCATCACCCATTAGTCCTGGTTGTTTACTGTTATTTTTCCAGTGCCCAGAATATGGCTGAATCTTGTCATAAAGGCCCTTGCTGATCTTAGTGTCATCAGCATAATAGTTTCCATTCTCTACTTTAAGCGTTAACCGAGCTAAATCCACACCCATACCTACGGTAATACCTGAATCGTGTAATCTCCCTGTTCCATCAGGAGTATATCCAAGATTAGGATCTCTTGTACTTTCTCTTTCATGGGATGCAATATAATCAAAGTCAATTCCAGTATATTCTGGGTTCTTCTTTAAATCAAAAAGATCAGGATTGGCCCCAATGCGACTAATGCCCATCATTTCTCCCATACTCATTCTTCCTCCTCATCAGGATTAGTAGGATCCTCTTCTCTTTGAGAAGGGACCTTTACACTAAGATCAGCTAATGTAAATAGATCAGGCATTATTTAGAAGCTACGAATACTTCAACCATGCATTCAGTATCATCTGCCTCAGCAGTAATTTCTACCAAATCACCAAAGCCAGCAGCATAAGTACTATCGTTATCTTCATTTCCTGTTGCGTTAGATACTGTCTCTGCTCCTGTTGTGCCATCTCTAGTAACCATAGTATGTGCTGTAGCTTGAGAAACACCACCATTAGTACCTGTTATAGCGCCAACAGTTGCACCTGTAGCTATAGCAGCAGATGATACTCTTAATCCTGGAATAATAGCTCCATTTGCAGTAATGCCCGTAACATCATCACTACCCGTAGCACAATCTCCTGTCCCTTCTGCAAAGCCTAATGCTACTTGATTAGCTAGCATTGTATCTATTACACCGCTTGTTAGATCTGGGTTATAAATAAATGTTTGACCTTTATCTAACTTCATGCAGACTTCATTATTATATTCGTTTTTACAAACTAAATAAATATGATTACTAGCATCTAGATTTGTAATTCTGATATACATAACATCAGATTCTACAAAAGTACCAGCTGATACAGTTGCACCAAAGCTTAATAGAGTTACTTCAGAAGTAGGAATAGCAATATTCCTTTTATAAACCTCTGTAATTGCGTTGATGGTTTGTGTTGTACTCGCTCCCTGTTGCGAGCCGTTTAACTTAATTTGCTCTGTGTGTGTTATTGTTAATGTTGCACTCATTATTTGCTCCTATGCTGTTATCCAACTCTTTGCTTTAGTCTTATGTTTATACCATTCACCCTTCTTATCCTTCTTCATAGAATTAGGAGGATGTGCATACTTACACGCGTATGCCAATGAGTCTATTGTATCATCGTGACCCATCCTTGGCCCAAATGTCATTATTTCCCTTTGAAGATCGTACTGATCTTTTTTAATAAAAACGGACCCAACTGCAAAGCGTTGAGCCAAAATTTCTTGTATTCTATCCCTTTTAGACTGTCTATTACCTGGCTTTTCCGCAGTGTATTTAACAGTGAAGTCATTCCGTCTTCGCATTTCTGCATTAATTGCTTGAAATACTGGCTTCGACATAGTAGTGTCTTCAACGCAGAATAAGCTTGGTTGATATATTTTATTATAATCGAATACATAGTCAACGATACCTTTCTTCCCATCTCCCGGAATGCCGAGAACAGATAGAGAACGCTTGCGTAAATAGTCAAGCACATAACAGTTATTGTCAGAGTCAACAGCCAGAGCCAATAGTACAGAAAAATCGCTATCCCGACGAGTGGAATCTGTGGCAGGATCCACACCAATGAAAACATTAACTGGTCTTTCATCTCCCTCTTTTGTTCTGAGGTAGTTAATGCCCATGTCTTCATCTCTATGAAAAACTCCATCCCAGTATTTAATATGGTTTCTATTAAAGATAGAATCTTCTTCATTCTGAACCTCCATCATATACTCTTGATAGAATTTTTGCGGCTGTCCACTGTCCGCGTAAAACTTTTTCTTTCGCTCCATTTCCTTGTGACCAAACCATGTTGGCCATAAAGGAGTCCCGTCTTCTTGAAGAGCTTTGTAAGTTATTACTTTCCAAGAATAGTCCTCATTCTGTGCTTTAGCTTTGATATGCCCATCAAGTATCCTTGTAGTAAACGCATCGAAGTGCACAGGCGTACCATTAATACGAAGCCTCCCATCAGCAGGTTCCAAAGCAGGGAAGACCACTGCCGTAACAAGATTCGCGATTTTAGCACGAGACTCAGATGTAACGGTATTATTTTCGTCTTCAAAGTCATCGAGGATGATGAGATCGTATCTTTTATGCAACTTAGCTCCGCCACGTATACCTGAAAGGTTTGACTTCGAGATAAGTTTGCAGCCACTTTTAAGTTCAATATCATCTTCTGTCCATTTTCTCCCTTTTAAATCCCCGAAATAATAACGTATTTTATCATTATATTCCAAATGATATTTTACATAATCTAAATTTGGGACAGATATCTTAGAAGACGCAGCAACCCATCCATAAAACAATGGATCTTGTGCAAAAACAAAATCATGTACGATATTACACTTTGTAAGAACTGTTTTCCCATGGCCACGTGGTAATATTACTCCTAATTGTCTATACTCTTTATTCATTAATGCATCTGCTACTTCATAATGAAAGAAAGGGGTTTCACTACGCATAAAATCATCTGGTAAAAATAACTTACCAAATGCTATAAGATCTGAATGTGCCAATCTTAACTCTTCCTCCATCTGAGAAACGTTATTAAGATTTATATTAGCCATTATCTAGCGATAACATCCTTATATCTAGGGTCTTCCATACCCATTAGAATGTCATTTGCTCCTTGATGACTTAATGCAGCTTGTACCATTTCACCTGTATTCTCTCCAAATACTCGATTCCACATATTAGCTGGGCCCATTGACTCATCATCTGGTGCCATTTTACCTAATTCAGTAATAAATGCTTCTTCTGGTGTAAGGCCTGAGATAAAATTCTCAAAACTTAATTTACCATATTTGTTCTCGTCTCTTTCAGAGAAAGCTTTTGCATAGTATTTAAATGCTAGCTCATCATATATAGATTTTTCTTTTGGATCCATTGTACTATAAGGGCTTGAATCAAACATACCACCCTCACTAGTTAGCATTTCGTCCATTATTGTATTTTCTACAGCCATTATTCCAACTCCTTTGGTCTTTTAACTTCATCTAGTTTGTTTTCAGTAAATCCCTGGAAGACTCCAGCAGTAAGCTGTGTAACTTGCGTTTTATTCTTATCTTCCATGTCCATAATATCAGCCAGCTTAAAAAGAGCCTTGAGTCTAGTGTCATCCTTTTCAGACGAGAGAATCACCTCCTTGATGTTCTTGAGTACAAAAGCTTCATCTAGGTCAAGTTCTTCCATCACTGGCTTTAATTCTTCTTTCATAGCTGTCAGTATCCTTGTTGTTTGTGTTAATGTCCCTGCCTTCTCTAATGCATATCTAGGGTTATTAGTAGGGAATGCTTTTAAATATGCTTCTTGCATTCCTACTCCCTTTGACAGGTACGCTACAAATAGCTTCTCATGCTTATTAAGGCTCTCCCTATCTTCCAGCCTTTCTTGTGCTTTTCTCCCACTAAATGAATATATATCTGCCCTTTTAGAAGTATCCATCTTCATTTTAGCAGATATAGGAAAGGTCCCAGTGCATGTTCCCACATACTCTCGGACCTTATTTTTCCCCAAGCGCCTTAGCATAGTACCCTTTCTTAGGATTTGAATAATACAGTCATCATCTGCTTTTACCCAATCTCCCACCTCAGCTTCCTTCCAATTAGACTGAACAATTAGTCCCTCTGGAAGTGTATCGTCTGGATCATATACCTTGTGCCATTTCCCCCCAGCCTTATAATTTCTCATTTACCCTCTTTGTACTTACTCTTAGGTTGATTAAAGTGAACGCCTTTTTTATTAGGTTTAGATCTATGCTTCTCACCCACCGGATGAGGCTTGTCAGAGTATGGTCAGATATGTTGTTTTTCTTTCATTTCTTCTTCCCAGAGGCTCTACAGTTTTCCCTTATAGCTAAACGTTCAGCTTCACTACCCTTACCACCCAATTGAGAATAACCTCTTTTAAAGCACGCTATAAGATCTCTCTGATAGGATGGATTGGGCTCTGCATTCTTTTTATCTTTCTTGACTTCTTTTTTTGATTTTGCCTTACCAGTTTTAATCGCCACTTGCAACTCCTTTTTTCTTTTTAGCCTTAGCCTTTGGCTTAGGTGTATCTTTCATGCTATTTAATTTCTCATATAAATTATGGAAGTCTATCTTTAATTGATCTATTTGTGCTTGCACATCTTCATGCAAACTATCCATCTTATGATTTAAACTATAACCATCTAAACTAGGCATCTATGTGCTCCCCCTTTTCTTCTTCAATATATCCGCTAATAGTTGCTAGACTATCTTCTAGTCTATACACCCTATATGTAAGGTCCTCTATACTTTTACTTATATCAGCAATTAGACCATCTAATTCATAATTCATACTATACCCTTTATTTAAGTGCGCTCTTAGGAAGTCTTCTCGCATCGCTTGATGCGGCAAGAAGACTTATGAAATCCCCAATATATATGATTCAGAGATAAGCTCTAGAGCTTCTTCATCAAAGTATTCATCCAAGATAATATCCCCATATTCAAATACCTCTTCATTATCCGTCAATTCCTCTTGAATATATTCTATCTCCTCAGTTTCAGTATTGTATTCTATAGTAAGTATATATCTCTTTATACCTTTCATAGATACCTCCTTTTGGTTAGATTGAACACCCACTATATTACTAAGCTCATAATAAATATGCAATAGTTTTGTTAAGTGGCTAACTACCTATTTTTATTGGACTTAGCATTTTTACCGACCAGCGAGTCGGAATCGGATTGATGATCCCAATGCTCATGTTGCACTCCACAATATTCCGGGCATGAATACCCAGGCATTGTATCCAGGTACTTCATAACCATAGTTAGACTCACCGTATATAAAATTATAATTAAATCCGCCCATGTCATTTAGGCCCCCTTTTATTGACAGTAATGTAATACATTTTCGTTAACTTTCAAAGAGGTTTCAAAAATTGTAGAATTTCTGTGCGTGGTCTTATATACTGTTGGGTACCCCCTATCGAGGGATTTTCGTTATCACGATTACGTTATTTTTGAATTTGAGTTATATCTTATTTTTTGAACAATATATTACAAGGAGAATGTCTATGGCTGATGGTTTAGATCAGTTGGAAGCATTGACCGGTGATGTTGATAGTGAAGAGCAAGCTTTCGTCGATAAGTATTTCGGCAAGCAATCTAATCTAGCACGTTCGATCATTAAAGCATGGACATTAGCAGTAGCACAAGCTGATAGTCTAGGTGAGATCAGACGTATAGATAGAATGGCACAAGCAAAGCTACGATCTATTAGCAAAGCTGAGTACAAAGCTGACAATGTCTAACTGATGTTAAGGGTGGTGTCCACAACCTGGGTGTAGTGAGCCCGTATTAACAAATCACTAATAATTGGGTGAGGTGGGTGGTTCTTTATATAAGTGCTACTCACCTAATCTCCTATAATATATAAATACACTTACATTAAACAATATGTATGTTCAACAAGATTTCGCTGGGTTTACGAGACACTAATTAAAGGCTGTAAAAGGCGCCCAGCAAGAGCAATTACTAGAGAGTAGAGAGCTGTTATCGTGAGAGCAGCCAAAGGGTTTTTTGATTATGTTTTTAGTTTATTCCCTTCATTGATACTCTCTAAGATTTAAATAGGCAGTAAGTCGCGATAGTCCGATTATACTTTAAAGGTATAGTTTCGATAATTATTTGTGCATGCCTAATATTTAATAGCGGGGACGAGCTTTGGTAGGCTAGACTGTCTCATAAGCAGTATTATTGTGAGTTCGATTCTCACCCCCGCAACCATTTAAACCAAGTAATATAGACAAGGACAACTGTGGAGTTATGAGTAAACATATAGATCTGTTTACCATTCTATAACAACTTATGCATGAGTTGGATATAGCATAAGACTTCATAGCCACTTGGTTTTATATTTGACGAGTGATAGATAATGTTCTATCTCGCGACCTAATGAGGTGGGCTATAGCAGAGTCATGAACTGCGTTGGGATTTCACTTTACGTGCCCTGGTCTGCCTTATTGTAATTTATAATTAAGAGTTAGCCTAACAAGCTATAGTATGTGTTTCTAGATACACTAAACTTGGGCCGAACAACCCAATATTATGTACTAGCAGGTTGCGGCTTGCACTCTTTCTGAATATTCTTTAAGATTTACCAAATAGCGCTGAACACCGATGAGGATGCGTGAGGTAATATTTCCTTGTGATGAGTTAAAGTAAATAAACAAGGAAAGGAGACATTATATGTATATATATGATGTATTTCAAGTAGTAAACTCTACAGCTCCAATATTTGGTGGCAAAAGTAAGAGTAAATTAGTAAGAGTTGGTACAGTACGTGCCGATAATTCTAACTTTGCTGTTATAAAGCTAGCTCATATGTTGGATCTTGACAATGATCTTGAGTTATATGCTCATTTGATTTGTAGATACTAGAGTTTATTAACTTCCTAAGCAGGAAGAGAAAAGGCTTAATATTTAAATTTGTGTGTTCATACTTATATCCTGATCAGATATATGATATGATTCATGTAGTAAACCTGTGTAGCTGTAGTGGAAGAAGATTGCAGTGCAGGTAATTGGGAAGGGGTAACAAGAGCCCGTAGAGATTGTACTCGCACTAACAGGGTAATCGCCTGTTTGATCTAAATAGATATAGTGAACAATTAATCATTGACCCAATGTAGAAGCCGATAACATGAAAAGATTAGTCTTTTCCCGGTATTAAGCATACTTAACCATTCTTCATGGTGTATGAACTCTTAATTAGCTATGATAGCTTTATCTAATGTATTCCTCGCAAGGGAATATGAGGATAGAACGACAGTTTAACAAGAGGATACTGTAATATAGAAGCGGATTCTTGCAAGTAACTAATCAAGTCTTGCATACACACACATTATTATTAAATAGCTATAATGAATCATTCCCCAAGCTGGAGGGCCAGATGAACTATAATGTTGTGGAAACACACGAAGTGGCACGCAAGGATTGAACTATAGCTATATTATTCCTGACATGTACAACATAAGATCGTTAACCACGTAGACGCGCACTTATAGTAACTAGATGCATAATCTAGCCAATATATGCTACTTAAGGCTGTTGCATGTTAGGATATTATTTAACAAGGAGATACAATGAGAGACTTAGAGTTTTATACAAGAGATGATGGTACTAAATGTGTATCATTTTTTGAAGATTTAGATGTAGTAATAATAACTGAGAGAGATGTTAGACACTTTCAAAGTAGATTTGATAAAATGGATGCTAGTGTTATAGCTATAAAGGAGACACGATGAAAGATACAAATGGAATAGAAGAACCAATTAATCCTTCAACAGGTAGACCCTATCATGCTCGTAGAAGAGAAGCTCGAGGACGTGATTTAGTATTATTAAGGTATGTTAAGACTATTATTATTAACAATCTTCATACTCATTTTGCGGCTAATCCAGGTCATGGTGAAGAAGACTGGGATTATGTTAATTATAAGAGTGTAATGCAAGATATTACAAACCTTCAAAAGGTTGTATTTAATTATAAATATGATGATAGAGATGAGTGGCCTAAAGTTCTTAAAAAGATGGAGGCTGTTGATGAATGATCAAGATATAATGGATATGATCTGGCTTAGAAGGATTTGTATAGGGTTCAGTGTATTAATATATATATTGATTGGATTATATTGGTTTTATCCAGAGATATTAAATATGTTATTCTGGCCCTTTCATTACGGATGGTTTGCACACTAATAAGGAGATACAATGACACATATTATTATATGTAAGAAATGTGGGGATATCGTAAATGAAGATTCACATTTTGATGAATGCTCAGATGATTGTTTATTATTTGAG